ATGCAACATATAGAAGTATAGAAAGAGGTGAAACTGCTATTAATGTAGATTTTATATTTATGTTGTGCAGTATTATTGAATGCAAATTTTCAGATTATTTTGCACTGGTCGAAGAAATAGCTGAATTCACAACTACAGTAGAAAGAGATTCTTGTAATTTTCCGTGTGAAGTTAGATTAGTTCCAAATGGTGACTTTCAAAAATTATTAAATGAATATAGTTTAGGGGAGCATTCAGTAAATGTTAATCACAATATGCCAAATATTTTATATGACCAAGATTTCAATCTATTCTTTTCACCTGAACTTAGATTAAAGATGCTTAAATTTGTAGAAAGAATAAGAATGAAAGATGATTTTAAAAAGATCGTTAAAATAACAAGTAAAGAAGTTGGTGAATTAGTTGATGCACTTAAAACAAGTAAACAAGATGAACAAAAATTAAATACTAATAAAGTAACTGATGCGATTTTAGCAGGAGCTTCCGCAACAGCATTATATGGATCTTTTTTAAATCCAGTTAGTTTACCTGTACTAACTGGCTTGGCACTTTATAAAGCCTATAAGAAATCTAAAGAAGATAAGAAAAAGTAGTTAATGAAACATTTTGTTACCCGACTTAACATAATGGATATTATACGAAATGAAAATGTAGTATTTATTATTTATCAATAAGTTATCAAGCCTAGTTCTATGTAAAAACTAGGCTTTTTTATGTTCCACGCTTTTTATGCTGATTTATGGTCGTTTTTGTAATCTTTCGCCAATCAATTTGCTTAATATTTAAGCAAAAGCATAATTAAGTTAAACCATAGAAGAACAATTAGTAACCAATGGACTTTAAGTATTTGGATAAGCGTTTAAGCGATACATCTAGAGCTTCTTTTGTTTTTTCTTCTTCAAGACCAGCTTTAAGTTGCTCAAGTAATTTTGGGTTTTTTATTAATCGTGCATGAAATTCATCATGAATAGGCACAGTGCTGTTCTGTGCATAGCTTATAGAAGCACAAAGAAGACTAGCTAAGTCAAGTACACGATGTAATGGCAGTTCTTCTGATTGTCTTGACCATTTTTCACCTGTATATCTCCAAACTTTAGCTGAAAGCTCTTTTTGTTTAGACGTACTCCATTGAGCAAGACCAATTGTAAGCCCATGAGCATCTGTTTTATTTGCATGTATACCGTCTATCTTCGAATAGTCTTCAATTAAGACAATTGGCTTATGCTTCAAATGATTTGGAATTTCCATTACTACCTCTTTAGTAAAAGTGTTTACTAATATTGTTTAGTAAGCATGTTTAGTAATGGTACTACTGATGGGTGTAACTTGGAATAGATAAATTTAAAAATTAGCGTTCCCTTACAGGTCGGGCTAGTTGTCCTTCGGATCAAGCCAATACGATGAAGCTGTATTGTCTTGAGCAGAGCCAACATCCCTAACGCAAAAGCAAAAGCATTGATCTATGCCTGTACTTAACTACACACTTCACTTAAATCACACGACACCCATTCCATTGAACTTTATTTCAATCACTCCTAATGTCAATTGCGTAAACTTCATTGACATTCCTCGTTAGATTGAAATCTTTTAAGTTCAATGGGCGTCTGAGTGACAAAGTTTGGTATCGGTAGATTCAAATAACTTCTACATAGACCAGGAATAATGATGGTCGCTTCGCTCCACTTAAAAGCATCTGTTTAATGGATCATCTAAGTTCTAAGAATGGTATAGGTGAATAGCAAAAACAAGTCTTTCTTATATAATAAATAGTTGTATTAATAGCTCTATTAATAATTATAAATCATATTTAAAACAGTATCTTATGGTTGATAAAAGGTACTAAGTACCTTATAATAAAAGCATAAGGTGAAGAGATATAAAACCTTAGAGGTACACATTGTACCGACTGCATGAACTGGCAGAAAACCACAGTTCGAGAATATCACCATGAACGCTAATCAATTCCTTGCTCTTGCTTCTGATCAATCTAAAGCTTTTCGTTTAGAAGGTTTTTCATTCACTTTCGACTTCGGTCTCAATATTTTCTTTGATGATCTAGATGATTTACAAGACATCGTAAAAGATACAGAAATCGAATTTTGGCAGTTAGAAATTACAGGTGACGACATCACTGTTGATGTAAATAACTGGACTGCATTAAAACAAGTATTAAATCTCACTGATGAGTTAGGCGTAGACGTTGGCAATCTTGCCTATTTAGCTGAAATCGTAAAAGAAGGTTATTCGACTTGGGATCAAGCGAAAGATTGGCACGAAGATAATTATTGCTGTGAAGCTATGAGCGACTATGATTTTGGTCACTACTTAATGCATGAAGTGAACTGCATTGAAGTACCTGAAGCTTTACAGGGATACATTGATTATGAAGCTTATGGGCGTGATGCAAAGATTAACGACTTTGTAACGATTGACGATTCAATCTACTTCAACCACTAAGGAGCTGTGAAGATGAATGCACAAGCTTTTAAAACTGAAGCCTTGAACCGTTTAGCTAAAAAACTACCTTCTTGTGTGCCTGTAATGGCTAAAGTTGAAATTGATAAGATTCAGAAGATTGTAAAAGTTGAATCAGGTGAGGTGTACATCATTTCGATGGATACTCAAGCCAAATTTGAAAACCCATTTCATGTATGGTTCATGCATAAATCAGGTTTTATTTTGAGATCAGGGAACGGTGTACTTGGTTATAGATCATTTTTTGATGCTCAAACAGCATTAACTAGATTGATCAGACAGAAAAATCAAAAGCCGTGTTAAACTCCTAAGCTCCTGAACATGGAGCTTTTTAATTGAGTAAGTTTGAAAATATGACCTTTGAAAATTTATTAGTAGAAGTTCCTGAGCCTGAAATGATTAAAGATTTACGTTTAGATCTTGGCTTGACTGCTGCTCAATGTGCCAAGCTTGCAGGATTAACAGACTCAGCTTTATGGGTTAAGTATGAGAATGGAAATAGAAGTCCAAACAAACAAACTTGGTCTTTATTCCTTCTTGCTTCAGGTAAGCACCCAACTTTCAATTTACAAGTAAAATAAGTTTTAGGTAGGTACTTTGTACTTGCCTACACAACTCCCTAAAAAATTCGCACGCCTTTTTTACTCTGCTGTGATTAATCTACCGCCTATTTCTATCCTGTGTAGTTGAATATGCCTAATGCGTCATGTGATGTCGTAAAAAAGGCGATTTGGCTACTTTCTGCATGTGATTTGAGGTATACGGCTGTTATAATTCAGTGACTTATGGGGGTAAGTTATGTTTAAAAAATTATTAGTTTTAAGTTTAGGTTTAACAATTTTTTCTAATGTTTGGGCTGATGATCTAGAAGAAGCTAAAGCTAGATACAATCATATGAGTTTAGAAGAGCAAGAAACATTAAAAAAGAGTTTTCGTGCTAAAGGTTGGAACTTTATTTCTTCTGGAGGGGGAGAATTTGAATCTTATGTACATTATGATTATGTCAAACCTCTTGCTAATGGGAATGTAGAAGCTTGGCTAAAGGTTGTTGTAATTAATGATCTAACTAAAGATGGTTTGAGTCTAGGTGACTATACAATGGAGCTAGTACAATATAACTGTAATAATCGTACACTTAAGACTATCTCTTATACTGATTATAGTAATAAAACAGGTAAAGTAATCAATACTTATACTTTTCCTTCATATAAAGATTTTCAAGCTGTTATTCCTGAAACTGTAGGAGAATCTCGCTTAGAGGGTGCTTGTTTGATGAACTATATCAAAACACACTAATAGGTGAAGCATGGCTATCTGTCACGGTATGCCTATCTACTACATCATGAAAGATGGGCTTTACCTACATGTAGAGTCCATTGAATACGAATCTGACTATCACTCTGTATCTGAGATAACAGGGCAAGCCACTACACGTTATAGTTGGGTAAAAGACCAGGATCTAGCAGTACGCTTTATTGATTGGAATGAAGCCAACACCTATCTAGCTAAGTTGCCTAGAAATTCTTTCTTTCATAATGCTGAAGTAAAATAGATATTTTTAACTCAAGCCATTGAAATTGATTAAATATGCTTCATTAATAAGTATGAAAATAATACAAAGGCTTTAGAAAATGCTGTTTTATGTACTGGATGATATAGAAAAACTTGTAGCTCTTGATGATAGAGAATACATATATGTTGGACATGAAAATATCTTGATGCAATCTTTGCCTGAAAGTCCCCACGGAGATAATCAGTTAGCGGCTCCTAGAACAATTCAAGAAATTATGAATGTTTTAAATGATTTAAACACTTCTGATTTATTGGTACTAATCGCTAATGATCAAAGTGAGTTTGAATTCTACCCTTTAACAATTCAATATTATCAAGATATTAATACTGGAACTCTTGTTCCATACGAAGCACAAGATAGATTAGATCTTCGAAATAAACTTACAACATTATTATCCAGCTATCATTTTAGATATGGGGAAATATAAAAGCCCCAACATTAAGTCAGGGCTTCTCATTCAGTAGTGGTAACGGCAAGAAATAACCGTTATCGCTGCATCTGTTACTTCATAGACTAGTCTATTCTTTTCATCTATTCGCCTGCTCCAAAACCCTGATAAATCTCCGAGTAATGGTTCAGGCTTACCAATACCTTCAAAGGGTGTCCGTAGACATTCCTTGATTAGTGCATTGATACGCTTGAGAGTCTTTTTGTCTTGGTTTTGCCAATACACATAATCTTCCCAAGCTGTAGGGGTGAAACTAGTCTTCCTCTTCATCTAAAAGTTCTCTTTCGATTGCTTTAGATGCTCGTAATTCTGCAATTGATTTAGCTAAATGTGCTGCATTACTTGGAGAAGACATGAGGTGTAATGTTTCCATTAAACTATTGTAATAGTCTTGTCCCATAACAACCGCATGTTGACCTTCTTTGCGAGTAATAACGGCTACATCTGCATCATCAATAACACGGTCTAAAACCGTTTTCAGGTTATTGCGAGCATCTGTATAGGTAAATACTTGCATGAAAAACTCCATTATCTGCTAAGCGAGAGTTTTAGTTGTTGTACAGTTTTTTGTACATGATAATTGTACAAAAAACTGTACATTAAGTAAAGTTGGAAGAATAAAAAAGCCAAGTTTTTAGCTGATTTAAAATTACCTTTCTTTTTATTGATGAGTTTTAAACTTATGAAAAATTTAGCTAATCAACAATATGATAATTTCCTTGACGCTTTTAATAATTGTCGAGCTACTATAAATATGAAAGGCTATGAAACTCTTGAAGAGGTTCTGTCCGATATTAATAGATACTGTATAGCCTTAAGCTATCCTAAGTTTTCCAGTATCTTTGATTTAAATAAGCAAGAATGGTTTGAGTTTTCAGTACTTATTCTAAAGACAACAGGAAATCTAGATTTTTATGGTCTAGCAAGAACAATAGGCTTATCTATGTAGGACAAACAGCCCTAATCTGTAAAGACTAAGTGCTGTTTTAATTACTTAGGATACTTTTTGAATGGGAGTTGCCAATGTGGAGCGTCAGGAAAGGACTTCCACTCACCACCCCATTCTATTGAGACTTCGAGTTCTTTAGCAGCCTGTTTAACTGCTTCAGCAATTTTGTAGTAGTGTTTCCAATCCCAAGAGACAGTACCATCAACCCAAGCAGCCAAATCAACGGCATGTCCTGTTAGATGTCTACTGTTCTTGGTGGTTGTTTTCTTTTCTTTTAAGAGTTGAGCTTGTCGTTCAGGTGTGCGTAATCCTTCGATCACTGTGAAATCGACTGTCGTTATTTCTATGGCTCTATGAACCACTTTAACTAGATCAGGATGAACACCTTGAAGATTAGACAAGCTCCTTTTACCGAGCTTGAATGTCATTATTATTCTTTTTCTTTATTAGGTTTTATATTGTCGATGTTGTTGTTGATGCTTCGTTTAATCCATTTGATTACAACTTCAGAACCTAATGTCCCTAAGATTGCAGCTAAACCTACAACTGCAATAGTGGGTACTGAAGCCCATATTAGAACTGCTCCTGCAAACAAACTGGTAAAGCCATTGAGTACAGCTTTAGCCAGTATGATTGTCCATTTGTCTTGATCTGATGTTGCAATAGACTTTGCCAAAAAGATAGCAACGCCAATGCAGAAGAGGATTGAAGCGAGATATAAATCGCCTGTAGTCATTATTATTTTATTCTGTAGCTAAATTTTATTACGAGTGAGTAAGTTGAAGGTATATCGGCAGCCGATAGCCTAGATTGCACTAGATCTTTTTCTTTATTTAACTCAATCGCTTGTGATGTAGTAGAAACAATAGCATCTGTCCATAGATACCCTGTTGAAGTAATACCTGAACTTAATGTCTTGGTTGCCTTACCACTAAGCACTGAACTGAATGCTGATAACTCTGCAATAGCAGTGGTTGTAGGAAGCTTGATAGACACATCCCCTGATGTCTCAGGTACGGTTCCACTGAGATAAATTGTTCCTTCAATATTATTCCCATTGACCAAGTAGCGTCCTGCTTGAGTGGTGTATGTCCCTGTAGTTGCAACATTGTTCACCAAAATAACAGGTTGATAAGCATATAAGCTGTCTTCAAATTTGAAAGGAGCATAGTTATTGCTAATGACTGCATCTATTGGCTTCTGAAGGTTATTAAAGTTAAAGAGATAGTATGTTCCATTGATATTGGATGTTTGGAATGTATTTCCAATGATATTTAACCCTTTACAATTAGCGGATAAAACAACGGCAGAGATAGCGGTATTACCACCTTTATAACTTCCAAATTCAGCCAGGTTATTATTCACAATATTGATAGATTCACACTCAGTCGTAGATGTATTTCTAAAGATTGAGCTACGAATTGATCTAAAGATATTATTGGCAATATTCACGTTACGACATACTGAAGTTGAATCAACAATGTACTCCGTTGCTGTTGCTGTAGTAGTTGGAATTGCTGTGTAGTTCACGACTTTGTTGAAGCTATTACCAAGAATATTCACCATCTGTAAAGCTTTGACATTGAATACTTTTGTAGCGAAAGAACCTAATGCTGTGTTGTTTGCAAATACACTATTTACGATAGTTGCAGTTGAAGCATCTAATAAAATATCCATGCTAGTGATGTCATTGCCTACAAAGACAAAATTATTCAAATGATCCAACATAAAGCCTGTACCTGATACAGCATAAGCTCTAGATACATTGTCAAAACGTGTGTTGCGGATCGTATAGTGACGTAATGTTGCGTACTTGGATTGCATTACATCTGTATCTGCTCCATAAGTTTGATCTGCTGTGACTACAATCTCGATCAGTTTTAGGATCAGTCCGACCATACAGGATTCAAAGATACAGCCACGACCATAAATCTGTGCAAAGGTATCCCAAGCAATAATTTCACAATTGAAGAATGCAGCGTCAATATCTGCTGCTTTACTTGGTAATTGCCCTAAGAAGCCTACAGTTCTAGGTCTAATCCAATTTTCATTTAAGCTACCAATTAAAGAAATATCTTTGAACTGTGTAAACTCTATTTCACAGGTAATAGCAGGATTTACAGCATTATGATCAAAATAAAGGTTAGTGGTTTTAACCCCTTCTCCTAGTATGTCTATACCAAACCCTAAAGATGCAGGGAAAGTAATTGAAGACAATCTATAACTACCTTTTGGGAACTTTAATCCACGTTTTCCAGCTCCCCTACGTGTAGGTAAAGTGGCTAGATAGTTGATTGCATTCTGAACAGCTACCGTATCATCTGTACCTGTTTGTGTTGTTTTATTCCAATCCCCTTTAGCTCCAAACCAACTTACATCAATGATTTGATCATAAAAAATCTGACCGATAGTTTTAGGGATTAAGCCTGTTACAGCATTAATTGCGATTTGTTGATCAGTTGTTTTATATGACCAGTTAGCCATATTTATATTTGGATCGTTTAAATTGTTATTTGCCGTGCTATAGACTTCAGTACCATTAGCGAGTTGAACAACTGAATCTTTTGGATAACCATTTTTATAAATTGCATACGCATTGCTATAAAGATTTACGGTCTTATCAGGTTCAGGTATCCACTGATCTTGTTGAGCTGAGAATATGTATTGTCCTTCACCTTTCACATAGATGGTTCTTCCTTCCCACCCTGCATAGGCTTCCAGCTCATCAACTGAATCTGCGTGTAAAATAGCTAAGGCGTTAACTGTTCCTTCATTGATAGCTGTATCAATAATGGATAAGAACATATCCTTCAGAATCGTATCGACACGAATACGTTCAGCAATTTCTTGAGATAGGTTATTAATCAGTTGTTCTATATTGGTTGTATTTAGACTGACCTGATCATCTAGGCTGTCTATTTGTGCTTGAAGAGCTGTATCTACTGCTATTCGATCTGAGATTTCTTTAATGAGCTTGAGGAATAAAACAGAATCGGTATAAGCAAGTTCTTGTAATTTTCTCCAAATACGATCTATATCGAAGTTCAAAACTTCAGGTCTGAAGCTGTTATTGAATGTGGCATAAGTCGTTGAACGATCTGCACTGGTGACTCGTTCTAATTCAACTAAGCAACCTTGTGGTGGAGCAGAATTAAATGAAATTGTATTGGTGGTGCTGTCATAGATATAGTCGTTGACATTGACAATGCTATCATCCTTCTTTACGAAGAAATTACCCTTATCTTCAACATAAAAACTTAATGCAAAACTGGTCTGAGAACCATTAGCTGTGTAGCTTTGGTAGGGAATTTGACTCTCTACTGTCATTGTTATTTTTATTCCTAATTAGGTTTTATTTTTATTGTTATTAAGCTCTATAAATAGAGCTATTATTAAAAGTCAAGCTTGAACTCTGTATACTGATTAGCAGCTTGCCAATTATTGTTATGGTTATATGTTGGATAGTGATTGTGTGTACCAATACGAATTGGCTCACTAGAAATAGCTCCTGCTAAACTATCAACATAGTCATCCTTGTTATTTGTTACTGAAGGATCAAAAAGTCTCATCTCTTTCACTTGAGGACTGTCTTGTCCATTAAGCTTTAAAACAGATTGGTGGGCGTATAGATAACCACTCAGTAAAGGAGCTTCTAGTGTGCCTAAGATCCTTTTATTCTTATTCTGTGTTTCATGGATCTCACGTACACCACAATAAATATTTCTTTTCTTAAACACGGATCGAAGAATAGAAGGTACATGTCCACCAATGCCGTTAGTTTCTACAATGATAAAAGGAAGCTTGAACTCTTCTACCATGTTTGCAAGCTGATAAGACTGTCCACCTATGATCTGTCCCTTGTCATCTGTAACAGCAATTTCACCTGTTAAGGCTACTGATCTGTGCCAATACAGTTTACCGTTCTCATCCTGAAGCACTAAAGCAACGGCACTAACATCTGATTTAGTTTTACCGCTACTAGGATCTAGTTTTAGCGTAGCACTAACAATTCTCTTATCACCTAACAGCATCGTTGTATGACCATTGGCTTGATGCCAAGTAACTTCTTCTGAATAAGGTATAAGTCTGTCAGGATCTAATCTGATCTCACCTACAGGTTTTGCATGAAGCAGATATTGTGAATCCCATTCGTTGACTGTATTACATTGCTTTCTACGATCTTCCATGACTTCAGACGTAAATCTGTCAGCCCATAGAGCTTCTGCATAGACATCGAGTAAGCCATGTTTAACTGTCAGTTTAATTAGATAATCATGCGCTCTCTTCTCAACTTTATAGTCGTCATATTCACTTAATAGTTTGGCTTGTGTACCAATACCACTAAACAGGTATTCAGGTTTAAAGGTTGTTGAGACTTCTAGTTCACCTGAAGTAAATCGAGCTTCATGTTGAAACATACGAAGGATTAGACAGTTTGCACCTGCTTCTTGGATTTGTGTATAAAGCGAATCGAAACTATGTGGTGTACCGATAAAGAGACGTTGAGAACCAGGCACTAAGATATGTACTTGTTCAGATAATCTATATCTCAGTTTTTCTCTAGATTCAGGCGTAGCGGTTGTTGTTGGTGTTTCTACGTCATCATTCTGAATAAAAGTAGAACGTGCGCCTGTGACGTTGGATAAGATCCCTCTTGCATGGACTGAACCATGTTTTACATCTGATGAGCCTTGTACCCACCATTTCTGTGTTTCGCCCTTACTCTTCTGTTTATTCCAAGTTAAGGGATGTTTTTCTAATACTTGTTGAGTTCCACGACTACATTTATAGGCATCGGGATCAGTCGCTCCTTGATGAAGGATTAATTCATCTGCATTCTTATACAGTCGGTAAGCGTTATATACATCGAGAATGGTTGATTTAGCATGTCCACGTGGAAGCATGAGTAGACCAAGATGTCCAAAGTCTTCAAGCCATTCACAAACTGTTATATGAAAGTCGGGAATCTGCCATCCATTGACTAGACCCCAAATCAAGTAGAACTCAACAAAGTTAGACTTACTAGCCTTCTTTGCCATCCTGTTTAGTACCCTTTTTACGTTTAGTCAGCTCTTTACGAACTGATAGCAAGAGCTTCTCAGCTTCAGCTTCTTTTTGTTTTTCTTCATCTTCTGTTGTAGTGACTGAGTTTTGTTGTTTGGCTTGTAGTAGTTGCTCTATACGTGCAGCGATAGCTAATGTTTGGTTAGCACTCTTGTAGAGCCAAAAAGCATCCCCACGACCTACTTTGGTTTCCTTGTCACAGTTATTAGCACGTTCTACTAAGTCCACAGTATCTAGGATTGAAATGTCCTGAATACGGACTAGCTCTGATTTATATTCTTCTATTTTGCTCATTATTTTAGTTCTATTAATAGCTCTATTATTATTGTTGTATAAAAGGCTAGATGTACTAGCCTATGTATTTTATGTAATGTTCACACCTATTAGTTTTTTGCCATCAGAATGTGGAATATAAACACTTCTATTTTCTAGTAAAATATAATCAGGTACAGGAGTTATACCTAAATTCCGTCCTGTATCATTAACTAAAAAATGCTGAGTAGTTGATCCTATGGGTACATTCATATTTATGGAGACTTGTATTTCAACTTCAGAATCGTCTGATAGTCTAATTTTAAAAGTAATAAAATCTTGGTTATTCAACTTAAAATCCTGTTTTTATACAATGTTGGATTTCATTCTATAACATTAACTTCAGGCATACGAACTTCTTCATTATCCAAATCCCACCAGTAGCTCATGTTGTGATTGTTTTCTTGTCTTCTTGCTTTACGTTCTCTGTAGCCTTCATCAAACATATCTTGAAGTTCACTCACGACCAATCGATCAAAAATTAAGCGTGTGTACCATACGTTCTGAAATGGAGTGTTGTTCTTAATCACATTCACCGCTTCAGCTCCATAGCTTGAATCACGCTCTTCTAAGTAGTGTTGTCCTGCACCTGAAAGCATTGTGCCTACAGACATTACATCCTTGAAGGCTGCTGGTATTACAAAGTCTTTAATACTACGGTCAGTAGGGTCGCTGACAGCCGAAAGACTATCTGCCAAGAAGCTAGCCGACCCACCTTTCACAATCGACTTGAGATAGAAGTCTAAGGTTGTTGGATCATCTAAATCTTTACCATTGGTTAGGTTTTGGATTTGAGAAACAAGTCCCCCCATAAAGGTTGTATAAGCAAATAACTTGGCTAAATAGACAAACTTTTCTTGTGGGCTACCTTGAGCCATAGCTCTAGTCCAATGTCTTGTAATCATGGAAACTCCAAAACTTTTGAACTGCCAAAAGAAGCGAGTCAGTTCATTACTAACTGTTCCACGTTGATGTCCTAGTCCCATGAAAGTCTGCTCACGACTACCCACCTCCAAAACAGCAGCATTCGTCTCTGTATAAACATGGTTCATATATTTATTGGCTAACTGCTCTTTCAGTTTAAAAGCATGATCAGCTAATGATTGAGCTGAATGTTCAGAACGGTCAAAGTTGTAGTAATTGAGAATGACATCATCATCCATATTAAAGATGTCTTTATTAGTGACTAGCTTCTCCCCTGTTGGAGCTTCTGTTCTAGTGACAAGTTGTAGAGCATTCCAATCTTGTTCTGTTATACCGCCACCTTCTAGCATCTTCTTATCTTGCTCACCAAGTTCAACCCATTTCTTTTTAGAGTTGAGATTGGATATATGATGCATAAGCGATACACCAAAAGCTCTTTTAGCTGAAGCTGTTATATGGTTTAAAAGTGTCGCTTTAATTACAGCATTGGCGATCTTTCTTGTATTGGTATTGGCTTTTGCAAGTTTAGTTGAAGCTGAACTGATGTCATCGTCACCGAAGCGTACAAGGGCATTGGTAAGTTCACGTACACCCAGACCAATAGAGATAGCAAAGTCTCTATTTTCTTGGTCAAAGAACTGTTTTAGATGCTTACCAAAGACTTTTGAATAAGCCATACCATTCATTTCAGCAGCTAACTTCATTGTTGCTTGATCTGAGAATGCAGTAATAAAAGCACTACCCATCTTAGTAGCCACAGTCCATGATCGAAGCATACCGCCCACTTGAGCTAGGTTACTGTCGATTGGAAGAGCTTGTCCTGCTAGTTCGTTGTAATGTGCATCTACTAATCTTGCTTGCTTTTGAATCTTACGATGTTGCTGTACATATTTAGGATCTTGCATCATCTGATTAAGTAGATCATGTCCAAGTTGCTTCACCATCTTTTCAGGGTTAGAGCCAAAGGTCTGCATTAAACCGATCTCTGTACTCATACGTCTAACATGGTTAGAGAGAAGGTCATGAAAGTTAACCTCTCCAAAGTCTTCTTGGTACTTCACCCAATCATCGGCTGATTTAAAGTGTACTTCCCTTGTATGTTGATGTAGGGATTGCATATTGAAGCCTACAGGTAGATCTGTTTCTGATTGCACAAGATGAGCCTGTACTGAAGCCTTGTTGTGTCCTTCTGAAGCAATCGTGTTATAGACTGCTTTTAAGACTTCTCTGACTTCAGCTTCATTCATTAAAGCACCTGATTCTTCATGTCGGTACTTAGAACGATCTACCATAGGAAAGGTATAGTTGACCCACTCTTCTTGCCCTTTAGAGATAACTTTGTAATGGCTATGAGACTGAGGAAGACCATAATTAGCAAGCTTCTTAATATCTCCACCATAGCGGTTATAGTGAAGTCTAAGCTGTTCTAAAGTATCTTGTACTGACTTAGCTAGAGCTGCTATTTCAGCATCACCTGAAGGTTTACCGAAAATCTCTTTCACTAGAAGTTTTACTTTCTGACCATCGAGTAGATAGCCTAAGCCTTTTTGAGTTTTAACAAATACATCTGCTAAAGCTCCCATATATCTAACTTCAACTGCTTGGATATTATGTTCTACAGATTGAATGCCTGATTGATCAGTATGCATCACAAGCTTTCTGTTTAAGGCTTCTAATGGGTTTAATTTAGAATGAGAAGTTAGTTCATGTACCAGGTTCTCACGGAGTTCTAGATCATTGACCAAGTTGGTGACTTCTTTAATATGCTGTTGGGTATAGTTCTGTATTGCTCTATTGGCAATCGCTTCAGCTCGATCAGCGTCAGACATACTCTTCCATAGTTTGATGTCTTCAGCAGGAAGTTCTTTACTGGCTTTAATAAATTGTTGTTCGAGTAAATCAGCTTCTTTATCTGTCAGTTTACGTCCTAATACACCTTCTACGGCTTGCTTACATTGTTCTTTCATTCAGTTCTCTTATTATTTTTATGCGACTTGTTTTAATGCACACTTGGCTAAGGTCAACATAGCTTTGTTGAGCATAGTAATATTGTCTTGTTCACGGATCAGTTTGTCTTTCCACTGTTGAGCTGTCAGATCTTCACCTGTCTTTTTAGATGAAATAACAAGGTTAGGATCAGCTTCTAGTTTGGCAATCGTTTCATGTCCTTTTGGAATCTGAGACAGATAGCCATAGTTGTTATTGTCAAAAACACGGTTTAAGGCTGTTTCGAGTTGTTTATTGCCTTTATGGTTCACAAAATTAGATTTACCTGAAGCTCCTACGTGAATGAAATCAGTTTTACCTGTGCTATCCATCGTCCTATTCACGTACACGTCCTTATATTTCATCTCTTGAACGGTATTTCCATCCTGATCTTTATAGCTACGTGTCAGTTCTTGATGTGGTTTACCGTTTTCATAGCGTTGAGTCTCTTTCCATGCCACAGCAATAGACTCGTCAGGTTGAAAGGTTTTACTTTCTGATTGTCCATCCTTAACTTTGATACGTTTAGCTGTATGGGGAACATTGACATACTGATCAGGATTGGTCAGATCACTAAACAGTTTATTTAGTTCTGCTTGATGAGCTTCAAAAGCGTCTTGTTTAGCCGATACAGGTACAGGACTTTCTAGGAATGCAAATTCAGCTTCAAGGTCAACTTTAGATCTGCTACTAGATTCAGTAAAAGCAGTGATGGTTGCAGGATCTAAGAAATCTTCGTCAATCTTTGGAAAACTGTCTAAATCGACACGATGGACGGTACTGTCTAGGTTTGATAAATCTTTTGTTGGGACTGAAGTTGTTGAGTCATCCACTGTATGAGCAACTAAAGCTTGTCCATCGACCATATCTGAAAATTGATTTGCTCTTGCTTCATGGGCTTGCCAATCAAAAGATTGACCACTCTTCAGTTTAGTCTGACCTCTCGCCCATCCAATGATAGAACCTTTACCGCCTAATGCTGCTCTTGCTTCATCACGGCTAATGGTCTTCTTGTCTAGGAAAGATGCTTTCCATTTTGGATTAGCTTGTATCTCATCATGCAAGAAAGCGAGTTGTTCTTTTAACGCTGCATTGGTACGTTTAAATGTACCATCGGCATTCACTAAACCTTTAGCTTGCATTCTTGCTTCTAAGGCTGTTGCTCTACTCCCCTGCCAACTAAAGATACCACCATTCTTTTTATGGTTCGCTTGGTCAGTATGAAAGCCAAACATGGTCTTTAGATTGAATCCATTCTCTCGTCCTATCTCCCCAACTAATGCTCTTGCTTGATCAGGACTAAAACCAACCTCTTGAGCTAAGTAATAACTGTCATTGATACGTGTATCTAAGTCTGTATGAACATTGGCTTTCAGATCAGGTACAGCTCTAGTTGTGGTATTGGTAACAGGTTTAATAGGTTTTTTAATAGAGCTATTATTAGATCTAATATAATCCCTAACATCTTGAAGTGTTTTAAGTTGTCCACCTGTCGCTTCAGATATATTGACCTTCTCACCTTTCATTACTTGGTCTAGAGCCTGGTTAATATTCTGTTGATGTTGTAGCAAGTCTCCTGCTGATTCAGGCGTAGTCGGTATACTTGATACATCTGCATCGGCTTGAGCTTGATCTACTGCATTATTGAACTCTGCTTCTGCTTGATGAACTTGAGCTTCAGATAGATCAGGATTAGATTTAGCATTGAGATAACGACTTCCTGCAAAGAAGATTGAACCCACAGCTAAGTTAGTCATAATCGCTGTAGGATCTGTAGACATATCCTTATACATCTCACCTTGTTTCTTGTACCCATTGGCTTCTAGATAATCCCCTTCAACATAGATAGATGCTTGTCCTACGGCTGTTGGAGCTGCTACTAAAGCTGCATAATCCAAAGCTAGAGACTTTTTAAATACATTGGAGACAGGTAGAAAAGCCATTGCTGCATTCGTTGCACCAAATAGATTAGAAGCGGTATCTGCTGTTTCCTGATCTACACCAAGTTGCTGAGTCAGTCGAGTATGTTCTGAAGCTCTGGTTCCGAGTCCTACTGTACTTGCTACACCTACAGCACCTAGTGGTGAACCGACTGCTCCTGCTGCTAGAACTTCTGTAATACCTGAAGTGATATGTCCTGCTGTACCTTGATTTAGTGGAGTTAACGCTTGATTGCTTTGTTGTAAACGTCTATCTGCAACTTCATCACCTTCTACAAAACGACTTGCAGCGTTCGCCACTGAATTGACCCCTTTAGCTGCTCCTGTAACTGCACCTAATGCTGTATCTGCTAATGCACCACGTTTAAAGGTTTTAGGATCAGTTAATCTTGTTTCATCAAGAGCCATGTCCTGATCGGTAAACTCTCCACTGAGTAAGCCCATTGTTGTTCCTTATTTATTATTAATTTTTATCACGTATGGTTTTGTTGTTTTTGGATTGATCATCGGCTTGCCATTCGGTTGAATGAACATATACCAGTTGTTCATGTTTGGAAGTTGTACAACGGCATGAGTCTTCAATATGTTCTCTGAAGGAGGAAGATAACCTGTCTCTTTACGGTATTGAGTACGAAGATGGTCTTGTATTGCATCTTCAAAACTATCTTGTGTATAGCCATAAGGCATAAAGGTGTGATTGGTATTCTTACCTAAAGTTTGTTTATAGGTTCCACCTGTTGCGATATCAAAGGCTTGTTTAGCCATGCTCTTGTTGATGATTGGATTACCTTTATCATCCTGTTTCACAATACCTAGTCCACGTTTAGCCAGTCCTAGATAAATAGAGAAAGCTAAGTTTTGATAAGCTCGATGTTCGATACCACCTAAGCCTGAAGCATTGCCAAATTCTGATTGGATAGCGTTATTAAACTCTTTCTTTGATCCTAATACAGAAGCTTGTCCTGAATTAAGAAGTGCTTTACCTTCTAAAGCGACCTCTGCTGCTCGAATACTTGAACCATGTAAAACAATATCCATCTGATTGAGTTTAGCGATACCCATATAGTCATAAGCATTCTTTTCACCCCCAATCAATGTGAAATACTCTTTCTGAGCTTCTTTATTCTTCCCTGCCATTTTGGTGAGATCAGTGAGCATGGCTCGTTGTTGTTTAGGCGTTGCATCAAAATAACGATCCGTAAATGCTTTACGTTCTGTTGTATTCCATTGGATCAGTGATCCGATTCCACCATTTTTCTTTTTCTGATCTGCCAACATCTGAGTGGTGATCTGAGCCTGTTTAAAATCTATATTCCCTCTGCCAATCTGTTCAGGCGTTACGGTATAGAGCTTCTTACCTGTTTGAGATTGAATAGAAGCAATAGGATCATCTTTTGCTCGTTGTTTAGATGTATTGGCTATGTTTTGGAACATACTTAATTGCTTTTGAAGCTTGGTTGCATCTTCTTGTGGTGTGTTTTCTAGTTCTGAAGTTAAACGAGCAATAGCACGTTCTTGTTCTACAGGAGATGAGTTACGAAACTTTTGAGCATCTTTATTAAGTGCTAGGTTCTCTCTCACTTCAGCTTCATACTCAGTTCCTACTACAGCCTTTAATACTACATCTGCTCGTCCTGCATCCATTGGATAGCCTGTTAAAGCATCTTTAGCAAAATCTTCAGACAGTTGTTTGAGTTCTTTATCTCGTTTCTCTTGTTCGACCTGTAAGCCTTTATTGATACGGTTAATCGAGTTTTGAATCTGATCTTTATAGGCATCTCTTGTCTCGACTTTCATATAAGGAAAGATGCTGTCTACGTTGTCATAGACTTTTTGTAAGCCTTCAACATCTTGAGCAGTTTCTAAACTATTTAATGTACCTTTAGCATCAGATAAGTCTCTACGTTCATCCCATGATTGAAGTGATTGAGTACGTTGTTCAGGTGTCAGTACAGGATTACGTTCTACCGTATTGGCATACAAAGCCCTTGCCTGTTCCCTATTCTCAATCTTTAAGGTGGACTCCCCGACTTGCTCAAAATCAGCATTAATCTTTCTACGTTCTGTATCGTATGCCAAAGGTTTTACATTCGCTTCAGATTCATAAAACATGCGTTCAGCATAATAGTTAAACTTGTCATGTTGGGTATCAGGTAAAGTCTGTTTGTAGTTGGTAGACAGTTCATCAGTCTTTTGTCTGAGATAAGCTTTTGCTGAGTTCTCATCAAATTCACCAGTTACTAACTTTTGCTTCGTCTCTGTCACAACATCGGTATAGTCAGCTCCATATTTAGAAGCTTCGATATTAAAGGCATATTCTTCTTTATCATCTTGGATCTTCTTCTGTTCATTCAGTTCTTTCAGTGAACCTTGTTGACCCACTTGAGCCAATATACCTACTGCTTGAGCGACTTGTCCTGCTCCTGTCTCTAAGACTCTGCCCTGCTGAGCTTGTGGTAAGACATTCCCAAAGTTGCCTAATGGTATCTGAGCCATATTAAGCCCACCCTGAACTGTTAAGTTTTATTCTACTGGTGTCCATTGCTAAAGCATTCGATGGAATACTAGAGATAGATTGAGTGTTTGAACTAAAGGTTCCTTTCGGTACATTACTTGCTGCATTTAAAGCTGTAGATGCTGTATTCAATACACCGCTTACTGTTGCGTTATGTGCCTGTGCTTTATAGGCTGAAGCATCTGTCAGATATTGAGAAGATTGGTTCTTATAATTAAAAAAAGTTGTCCAAGCATCTTTAGATGCATTCAGATTAATATCATCTGTAATGGTATCGACTACTGTATTATCAGCATTCAAATCTAAACCATTTGCTGCCATTTGTGCCCTTGCTGCACTGGCTTGTTTCTTTCCTAATTCTCGAACTCGATTAGCTTCTACTCGTCCTTGTGATTCAGCATTACGTGCATTCTGTTCTGCTTGTTGTGATTGTGCTTTAGCGGACTGTCTAGCACTGTATGCACTATACGCTGTACCTGCCACAGCTAATGCTGTTGCAGCCCAATAAGCGACTGCTGCTGCTCCTGCTGCTGCCATTATTACCTCTATTAATAGTTCTATTAATTTAGTTGTTATAGCTTCATCTCTAAAAATGATCCTGTATGTTCAAAACCCATTTTCTTATAAAAGCTTATTGTTTGTTCTGTTTGTATACGAGTTGCCGTACCACACTGAATCCATGTTGCACCTTGTTCCTTAGCCCATGCTATAAAAGCTTTCACAAGCATATAAGCTGCTTTACCACCTCTATTAATAGATCTAACAAAAATACAATAATCAAAAGCCATAAGACTGTCTGATTGCCACTCTTGTTGTAGTCCACCGACAAAACCACCGAGTATATTGTTGTCCTGATCTAAGCAAATCAAAACACAGCCTTGTGATGGATAAAGGATTAAAGTTTGAAGTTGAGTTTTAACTTTATCTAAGTTGATGGGGCGTTGTTGGTAAGTTGGAGATTCATTCCAAAATTGAACTGCTATTGCTAACAGTTCAGGTATATCTGATATTTGTGCGTGTTCTATTCTGTACATTGTTATTCTTATAAGTTTTTAACAATCCTTTCATAAAAATCTTTACCAAGTTGGCTAATCTGATATGCATACTGATTAGCACTATTTTGAATGGGATTATCATGTCTAATTACTAAATCTAAATGCTCTAATTGCTGTGAATTATATGTGTAATCAACACCATCATTGCGTTTGTTAGCAACTTGTATAAATAAACTTAATAAGTACCTATCCATACTTTTAATTAAATATACGTCACCATCAAAGTCTGATCTGTCTGTATATTTTTGATTTACATAAAGCTTAAAAGCTCTAGCTAACATTTTTGCTTGTTCTTGAATCACAGTGCTCTCTAAGATCTTCAACACCTCTAACCCTAAGCGTAGGTTGTCTGGATTGATATTTAGAAACTCAGTTACTTGTTCCTGATCTAGATCAGCAGTTTCAAGAAAAGTTTTTACTTGCATATAATAAAGAGCATCATTGGTTTTCTTTATCTGCTCTGGTATCTCTGCAAAAGAGTTCTTTATTGCACTGCCCATTCCTGCTGATAAAGTATCAGCTACACCAAGCCCTATATTTTTAACTATTATTGCTAATAGATCTGTCTTTCCCACGTTATTAACTCATTAATTATTAACATGAAAGCATCTTAACGCTCATTAATATTCAGTTCTAGTACCAATGCTGTAATGTGGAATGGGAGTGGTTCATCCTGTTCTACGATCAGCTTGAAGTTATCAAAAGTATTCCATCCATTTAGTTCTACTCGCTTTGCACCTGTATATGGCTTTGGAGCTTCAAATAAGTCTTCTGTAAATTCCTTGAACTCAACCATTTCTCCATTCACTTTAGGGTTGATGGTTTTATATAAGTACAGGTTGATATGGTTAATCTTGATAATGCTAGGACTTGAAGTTGCAGGACTACCTTGTAGTTCAGGCGCAAATAAACTGACTCTAGAATTGAACTTGCGACCGATATAGATCGAAGTAATTGTTGAATCACAATCTATAGTGAGTGTGTTCCCGACTCGATTGAGTATAGAAAGGCTATAAGTATGGGTTCCATTGCTATAGTACGCTGCTACGTTATCTGCCAATGTTCCAATTAAGCTATCGGTCACAGTACAGGTTGTTCCATGTGTAACCGTTACTTGTTTAGCTGAATCTAAAAGTAATCCTTCTATCATCTGCTCGATCTGTAGTGTTCCATTTCGATTGATCAGGAAGTAAAGACGATCTGAACCTGTAGTAGATGGTAAGGTCATAGCACTGATGACTGAGCTACCTAAATCATGTTGCGACCATGCTGTAACAGACTGTTCTCTGTTTAGCGTGAGTGAAGCGAGTTTTCCATCATTCAGTACAAACCATACGATTGAATCAGGTTCTTGTTGATAAGTCATCTCTTTAAACCCACCATGATCTTCAGCGATATGGCTTGCCAAGACAGACAGTTCATTCGATGTTAATGAATCAATACTGTAGTCATAAAGCAAAGTTCTAAGTCTTTCTGCTCCACGTTGTACGAAGAGTAATTCTGATCCTACTTTAATTGGCTTGATGTTCGATGTTGAACCATAGCTGGTATGTTCGAGGATAGATGTATTGGTTGGAGTTAAGGCATTCTGTGCGCTAATGACTAGTTCACTCCCCCCTGTCATTACAACAATCCCTCTTGATTGAGCGAGATGTAATACATTGGTCAGTTGGTCTGAACTGGCTGAAAGGGTAAATGAATCTGAATCATTGGTTGTAGGTAAAAAGTTAGTCACATCTGCTACACGGCTTAACCAAATAAAGTTTGGATAAGAAGTAGTACCACCGATCACTAGACGCTGTTGGTACATGGTCACAGCTCTTGGATAACCTAAGCTTGTTTCAAAGATGTCTTGTTTCAGTACCCATGAATTACCAATCGCTTCAACATCACTATTCAGTTTAACCAGGATTTCCCCTGCCACTGTACTTGAACTGATATAGCTATCTATACGAACTACACCTTCATTGATAAATACAAACTTATCTATATCTGCTGCTGTAAAAGCTTGAGCTTCTGATACCGTCACTTGTTCCCAATTTGGATCACTAGTTTCATCAGGAATGGTAGGTGTATTGCCTTGAGTAATACGTTTAGCTCTGAAGTAATATTTAACATTGTTGATCAGGTAATAACATATATCCCCTGTCTGATAGCGTTTGGTATTGCTATACACTTCATACGGTGAAGCAACTAAGGTACAGGTTTTGCCTACACTGGTTTCATTTGGTTTTAATGGTAATGCAGGCGTTAATACTTCTTCTAATGGAGGGACATAAAAGTCAAAAGGATCATAGCTCCAATTGGTTAGATCTTCTGAACAACGTACCCAAGCTAGAGGGTATTTAGAATGAGCAATGTAAAACTGTTGTCTGTTTTGACAGTAACTAATCTCTTTTATATCTGCTGCTGTATAAGGCGTAGTGAGTGTACTTTTTAATGTGCCATCGGGTAATCTAACTTCAATCTGATTGGCTTTGAAAACCAGGATAAAGCAGTCTGTATGACTCACGACAAAAGGTAAGATTCTGACTGCATTCGGTGTACTGACAATTGCTTGTGTTCCTGCTCTACGTTTAATCCCACCTTCTACGATAGGCAACATATTCAGAACTTCTTTACAGCCATTACGGTATTGATTTAAGTCGGTGCGAAGCCAAATGTGCGGACTCAGTTCTCCACTGGTGAAGTTATTTTTAATCAGGTTGATCTTTGCCATTATCTTCTCGTAAATGTGTAGTCTTCATCCCTGAATAATTGAAGAGATGGTGTTTCTTGTGCCTGTACTGCTTTGGCTTGTTTAATCAGTTCTTGGCATTGCATGTAATAGCTATCTGATGTGCCTTGAGAACCTGTAATCGGTTTTGAGAGCTTGTAAGCGAGATAGAGAATCAGACATTCCACAAATAAGCTGTCATAGCTTTCTTCATTCTTGTTGTCTGAAACATAAACCAAATTCAGTTCTGTACTGTTGCTGAGTAGTCGATCTGTTTCTACTGCATAGTCTTCAGTATTGGTATTGATGATCCTGATCAAGTCGTCAGGTAATTGGTATTGATAGGCATAGCCAAATTCAGGTTGTGTTGCTAATGGACTTAACTTGATACGCTTCACAGCACATTGAAATGGATGCAGTCTTAGAAGTGCTTTACGTGATGTATCGTAGACTGTTCTGATACGTCTAGCGGTTGATGTATTCTCTTCAAATGATGAAATAGAATCTGCTCCAATCAAACTGAGTGCTTGATTAGCTAGATCTGTTTTAGTGGTCAATGTAGCATCCTTAGTTATTGTTATTATTAAGTATTGAAAGCCCCCTACCCTATTATAGATAAGGAGCTTAATTGTTTTATTAGCTTAATTAATAGAGCTATTAAACTTTAAATTTAAACGCTACTACACGCTTCTCATCGGTACGTACAGCACCAATCGCTTCTACATGACCAATAGAGTTGAAACGGTTTTGAGTCTCTACTTCTACAATCTTTAATGGAGAGATTGAGTTCATACCTACTTCTACTGCTGAACGTGTATATGCCACGCCTGTAGCAGATAAACCATCAACGGCTTTAATGCCTTCATAGTGAACCCAGTTAAAACCTAAGAAGTTAGATACTTCTCCACGTTGTAACATTTGTCCTGCTAAGTAGTCTGCTGAAGTTAAAGTGGTATCAGCCAAGATTGCATTTAATAGGTCAGCGTTATATGTAATGTAAATATCTTCATCACATTCGTTTTCCATAAACTTAGTACGGATGTCGATCAAAAGCTGTTTAGTTGGAGCTACAGCAACATCACCTAAGATTTGAGATGCAGGAAGAGCTACGTTTGTATAAGTGTCTGCACCAACTTCTTTACGAGCTGCATTACCAATTAAAGCGTTATACACCACAGAATCTACTTTACGATTCCATTTAGCATGTAAGCGTTGTAATAGCTGATCTTGTGGTTGAGCTTTCAATTTGTATAAGTCTTGGATTGCCAAACGTGTGAAGTTCGGGAAATCGTTCATTGTTGCTAAACGAGAAGCGAATGAAGCATCTGTATATTGGGTATCACCAAAACGAGTTAAGGTATCGAAAGTATCTCCTAAAGTACCCATCTCATTTGCTGTAAATGATGTACCAACCACAGAGCCAATATTGGTTACTGTAGATAAAAGTTTACTTTCTTTTTGCTCTAAGAGTGCTACATAAGTGTCTGCATATTGTTTTACAAAAATTGAATCAATGCTTGAATAAGCCATTGTTATTTGTCCTTATTTTTAATTTTTATTAGATTTGTTAATAGAGCTATTATTTGTTCTGTATGCTCTATTTGATTTGTTAGTGTTGTTGTAGAGATAGTGAGTTGTTTTCAGTTGTCCATCATTGGGCTGATATGAGTTGAATACATATCCTATGCTCTACGTCATAAGGACTCTGTATGGCTTTAAGCTTTATCTGAACGCCACTTCAGGAGCTATTGGTTATTTGCGTAGGTTGTTGTAATAGGCATCAATCTGAGCTTTCACTGACTTGTGTTCAGGATGCTTAGGATCGAAAAAGGCTTCACTACGCATAAGTGAATTAATGTCTGTCGTTACAGGTGTACCATGTTGTACTGGTCGATCTTCTTGTAACTGTGAACCAAAATAAGCAAGAGCTTTAATCACGGCTACATTGTTGCCAATACTAGGATCGTTGATATGTTCTTCTGATAGTCCTGCTGATCGAGCTGCTTTAATTGCATTAAATATGTTAGATTCAAATTCTTTTCCCCATTCTGATTGAAGGGATTGAATCGCTGTATCGGTATCCATTTGACTTGTATTAGAAACTAGATTGACGGCTCTCTGATCATATTCAGAAAGAAGGAAGTCGAGTTGCTTATTGGTGATCCCATGTGCATGAGCTGATTTTAGAAAAGCTTTGTTTGATTCATCTGCTTTGAACTCTTCAAAGTTAAATCCTTCTCGCTCTATGGCATATTCATCTTCAGTTTTAGGTACAACTTCACCTGTACCGACTTTCTTTTCTAAGTAACTATAAGACTCGTTCATCTTGTTTAATGTGGCTTGATAGTTGATTGATCCATCTTCTGCTGTCACTTTAAATTTATTAGGTATAGCTGTTTCATTAGAGCTATTATTAGCTGTACTTAATACCGTATCAGATATTGTATCTACTTCATTTACTTGTAGTTGTTCAATTTGATCTGTCATTGTTTATTCTCTTTTTTATGATGATTATTTGTTTTGATCGTTTAATCTGTTTTGTATGTAGGAGATAACGTCATACTGTCCAAGCTTGAAGGCTGTGTCATATTGATTGTCTTTGTTGAAAAGCATTTGCTCTCCAAACTGTTTGATTAAATCGTTATAGACTTCTAAGCCTTCTCCACTACTGAACACTCGTTTATAGATTTCACTGTTCAAGGAATGCTCCTAACTGATCAGGTGTCATATTCTTGGCTTGATCTTTGACGACATCCATTGCTGTCTGTCCCATCCCTTGCATCATACTTTGTTGTTGTTGCTGTTGTTGTAAGGCTTGAGCTTGTTCTTGTTTAGCCTGTCTCAATTGAATGATCTCTTCTTCAGTTCTGAAAACAGAAGGTGGAACATTTAATCCATCTGCGACCACTTGAACTGCATTGTCGAAGTTAAAGTTATCGAGAATGGTCTGATCAAGTTGAGCCATTTCTCCTACATTCAACATCAATTGCTGTACTGCTGTGACATTCTCTAGACGTTGAGCTGAAGCTAGTGGATTAACAAAGGTAAAGTTAATACGAGATGCTTGTAATAGTTCTTCAGGAGGAGGAGGGAGTACACCTGATCTCAGTGATAAGCCCCATACTCGTTCTAGTAAGCCTGTTAGATATTCAGCTTGCATACGTCCATAGAGTGAGCCTAATTGTTGACGTTGTATCTGTACTCTTGCATGAACTTCTGTAGCTGTAAGAGGAGATTGATCAGGACTGGTGAGCTGATCAGACATTAAAGTCTTTCTAATCTTCTGTTGATAGTGAGTCAGATATTCAAGTCCTAAGCTTGCTGCATTACCTGTATCCAAACGCTTGATCGCATCGACTGAGTTCACCGCTATGATTGCATTCGGTCTAATGCGTAAGGTATTGGGATTCACTACACCATCATGTAAAGCTGACCACAAACCACCTATATTCAATTCTGCTGCTTGTAGTGACATTCTTGCAATCTGATTGGCTGTCTTAGCATCGGGTAATGCATGAGACATGATACCAATTCCATAGTGTGAATCAGGGATCTTCTTAAATCTTGCGACAACACAAGGTAGTTCTTCAAAACCACTCTCTCTAAGTATATGTTTAGCTTGTACTTCAATGGTGACAGAAGCAAAGGGCATTGCTGTTGCTATACGTTGTCCTTGTTCACCTTTCACCTGTTGTTTATCTCTAGGGAAGATAGCTTGTACTAATGTGAACTTTTGATCAGGGTTCTTGTCGATTGCTCTTTTTACTTTGTCAGAGACTTGGTTTATTCCAAACTCAGAAACGATTTGTTCTGCTGTTAATTCAAACTCACGGTATACCGTATCTATCAGTCCATTGGCTTGTGTAGAACTGATGTACGTGCTACCAATATTCCAAACATTAAATACAAAACCACCTTTATCTTTCAGTGTGTCGATGTATAAAACTGCCCATCCTGCTACTACTAGGTCAGTGATATAGTCGCTGATCTCGCTATCGAAGTTTGATGAATGGATGTTTCTAAACATGAAATCAGAAACAGTGTCTAACCATTTCTCACCTTCAGTCATGTTCTCAGGTACATCTAAGCCACTTGGTACACTCTTAAACCACTTGGTTGTTGGATTGGTTGTACCACTAATAATAGAGCTAACAAGAAGGCTAATGGCTTCTACAGAGGTAGAGTCATACAGTTCTTTTCTTGCTGTTGAGCGTTCACTTTCTAATGCTGTTTGAGATACATCTGACCAGGATTGTTGACGTTCAGGACTGCCATATTTAAAACAATCTCGCCAATGGCTTTCATGTTTAATTCGTTCCGATTTGAGTTGAGATAAACGCTTTATTATTTTATTTGCGTCCACTCGTTTTACGTTCCTGTATTGGTTTTAGATAGGGCTGTTTGTCCTTCAACTAAACTTCCCAATGCTGTTGATTGTTTGTTCTTGCGTCTTACGGCTGAGTTTTCATTTGCTTCGATTTGAGCTAACTCTTTTGCCTTTCTTTCGATCTCTTCAGGAGATTCTTGTTGAACGACTTTAGGTTTACTTGCCAATGCTTTAGTTCCTGTTGTTATTGTTTTGATGTCATGTTGCAAAATGCGCGCGCATACGTGCGTGTGTAGGTATATAGAAGGGCAATCAAATCTCTATGCATACTCGTTGAGCTATGCAGTCTTTTCTTTAGTTCTTGTTATTGTTGTACTGTAGTCTTGGTATGTGATTAAGATTGATTGTTCTCTTTTTTTTAAATTTAGATGTCTGTTTTAATTACAGATCTTATTTATTGTTAGATGTACTAATAGAGCTATTAAAGAAAGCCCAGAATAGAAAGAGAAAAACTAAACTGAGCTTAAAGCGAATCGAACAGCCTACCTAGATAAGCTGAAAGTTAATTGGATAATAAAGGAAATATATAAATGACTTGCTTAGTTTGTATTCTATTCAGCCTAAGCTACTGAATAATTATGTGAACTATATCACACTTTTAATAATTTGTCAACATATAGTGTTTAGTGTGGAGATATAACACTACATATAGTGTTTATTCGCAATTTCTAGGATGGATATTTCCTAAAGTTGTCTGACCATTTTTTACAGTGAGATAGACATTACAGACTTTGTAGATACGAGCAAGCTCAGGATCACCAAAGAGAAGGACAAGTTCATAACGCTCTACGCCATTCTTTTTACCAAGAGATGTTAAACCATCATAACCAACGATGTCATATTCAGCATCATTGTCTACATCTTTATAGCTCTTATAGTGTGCTAACAATTGGTCAGGTGTGTAGTGAACAGCTTGCATAAACTCTTCATCTGCTGCTTCTTGAGAAACAATATCTGCTTCTGCCTGAGCTGCTTCATATTCTGCTGCGGCTTCTACGGCATCTGCTGCTTCTTGAGCGGCTTCATCTACTGCTGCTTGATAGTAAGACTGTGCATTTAGATTTGCTGCACTAACCCCTAAAACTAAAGTCATTAAAAGTTTTTTCATTGTATAAGCTGTTGTAAAGTTTCAGAAAGTTGAGTATAGCATTCTGATTTAGAGCCGTTAAATGCTATTTTAGGTTGATAGTGGTACTCATTCATTTCTGTTTTGAACTGTACTTCTAGATCATAGATAGCTTCAGGATCAGCAGGATATTCATAAAGAATACTATACTCATAAGGCATAGCTTTGACTGTACCGTATCGAGTCAGAATGTGGTTACAAGTTATCCCTATTTTGATGAACTGTTCTTCTTTATCCCAACACTTCAGAACGTAGAAGATTGCTTGTCCACCGTTCTTAGTGGCTTGGTCGATGAAGGATTGTTTTTTGCATCCTTTAATTCTCATTTTAACGATCTCTTTAAAGACCTCTTAACAGGTCTTGTAATTGGTTTATTAATTGGTTATATTAGTTCGTGTAAGGGATCTGTCAGACGCTTACATAAAGATTATTATTCAGTTGCGGCTACAAGCTTAGCGACTTACTTAAGTACCGACATAGTTGGATCTTAAGTCTTTGCGAAATAGGTGAGTGTAATGAACCACATAATCCACAGTCGATTTGTGGCTAGTGTTTCTGAACTGAAAAAAAATCCGATGGAAGTCGTCAACAATGGATTCGGTGAAGCAGTTGCTATTCTGAATAGGAATAACCCTGCCTTTTACTGTGTTCCTGCGGAGATGTACGAGAAGCTGATGGATTTAATTGAAGATCGGGAACTGATAAAACTAGCAGCACAGGTCGATACTGAAGAAACAGTAAAGGTATCTATTAATGATCTACGAGCTAGAGTTCACAAAAACCGCTCTGAAGAAGTTTGATAAATTAAATCCTCAAATTGCTGAACAATTTATTCGTAAGTTGGAAGCACTGATAGAAAATCCAAAGATACCTAAAAACAAATTGAGTGGATCTGTTGATCTATACAAAATTAAGCTTAGGTCAGCAGGATATAGACTGGTATATCAAGTCATTGATGAAAGGGTAGTGATCCTGGTCATTGATGTAGATAAACGAGATACCATCTATAAAAATATGTAATTGAATTAGCCCTCAATCTTTGATTGTTGGGCTTTTTTAGTGCTTCGTCTAGACTTCTTTTTAGGCTGTGGTTCAACTTCAGCTTGTTCAAGGCTAGATCGTGAGATCAGAAGTGACTGGATCACTTCATTGGCTTGAAGTGCATTAGACAAACTAGTTTGTAGTAACTGAATACTGAATTGTTCAGGAGCTTTGAAATAGTCAGCAGCTAGATAGTAGGGAGTAGCAGGGGAATGTAATATTAGATCTAGCTTGGTACGATCAGGATAAGCAGGATTCATTGTATGGTATGTGGTATAGACTAATTTGTCAGATTGATAGATTTGATAAATGGAATACATGGATTCACTGTAAATTTAAGGTTTTATTATTATTGATTGTTATGGTTGAACTATAGCCGTTGGTTAAAGAAAACAGATAAAAGATCTATATTTTCATTGTTAATCAAAGAATTAAAATATAAAGTACAACTATTCTCAAGTATGCTTTATTAATATGAAAATCAATAATTTCTTAAAAAAGAAACCTGTCTTATTATTCTTAGCAATTGGTGCTTTAATTAAATTTGGAATTTTAGATAATTATTTTAAATACATGGAAAGCTATAGTGTAGTTAAAACTACTACTTTTGAATCTACAGAAAGTGAATTACCTAAAACAGAGCCTGAGATTCAAGTTACTACAACAACAAAAGAAGATATTAATCTAAAATTAAAAGAAGATATTGAGCGTTTTAAGTCTGAACTTCCACTACAAAATGAAGATAAATCAACCATTATTGATGTTGTACTTTATGGTCATCAAGTAACCTATACAGTCATCACTCCATTACATAAGTCTAATTTTACAGAAGAATATTTAGCTTCAATTATTGATAGTAATTGTTCTGATCAGGATACAAACCAGTATCTAAGTAATGGGACTAAATTTTTGTATAAGTTCTTTGATTTAAATATGAATCATATCTACAACTTTAAAATGGATTTAGATAGTTGTGATACATTAAATCAAACAAATAGTATATAAAAATTTGTTATGTATAAATGATAAATGTATCACATTTTTTTATACTTGTCAACTAATTAATCAGATTATTGAATAAGCCTATACGCTACATAGGCTATTTAATCGTCTTTAGAAAAATTAGACAAATAATAAAATGATCAACCAGAAACTTTCTTTCTCTTTCAGAGCTTTCATACCCATCTAGGGATGGATATTTCAATCTCTACGAGCTTTTAATAAATACCAATCTATTTTAAATCTTCTTTCTTTTTTGGTATCTAAGAAAACAAGTAATGGATCAGTCAGTTCATGGTATGGCTGGATGAGTACGGAGTACGAAAGACAGATCATAGCTTGAATACTGACTGTTAATGGTTAGCTCTATACGACTGGTAAGGAGTATAGAAGGTAAGCATGTTACTCGTTCTATAAATTAAGAATACAACTACAAACTAAATGGTAGGTTAGGGTGAATGAATACCAATGCTCCTTAGAGCGTTGTGTATGAATGGTAGAAAGTTGATAGAAAGATTAGATGAATAACGAATACGACCCGATAGGGGAGTATGAAGTTATGAAAGAGACAAGAGGTTTTATAAACTTTTATTAGTTGTTGGTTTAAAAAACAAATATAAAGAATGAAGAGATATGAGAACGACTGATAAGGAGTTCGATATATCGTTAAAGGTATAAAAGTAATGAAAGCTGAAGCTCCTTAGAGCTTTAGATTGAATGAAAAGCTAGAACTTTTAAGAATCAGTTATTGTTAAACTTCTTTCTTTCAAACTAAAAGTTAACTAACCAATCAAGTAGTTGTATTTATATTCTCATCTTATCTAAAACCACATACACTTTTTATTTGCACATATATGTATATATAAAGGGCTGTGTGAAAAAAAGTGTAAAGATTTTTATGTAAGTGACTGTTTTATCTAGCAACCACTTAGCTTTTTTCTATTTTTAAAAAAGTGTAAAAATGAAAAATTATTCTAGCTCGAAACTTTACAAAGTATAGCGAGTGAAACGAAGCTATGCTGAAGTAAATGTTTGAGCAAACAAACGACTGTACCAAATTTATTACAGTAATAGTAAGAGCAGAGTGCGTTAGTTATAACTATTAAAAACTGCCCAATTAACGGAAGAAAATTAATTACACTTTTTTGTATTGGAAATATATCAATCAAACACTTACTAAAACTAAGTCAGGGGGCTGTGTGATATAAAGTGTTGACATTGATTTTTCAATTTGATAGTATAAGCAACATAGGGGAGCAGGAAGTCTAACCCTTTTTAATTCCTGCAACAATTATATAAATGACACAAAGAAATAAGACCTAACCAGGTATCCCATTAATGAACTTACAAGATTTAATTATTCAGCCAACAACTACAATCTCTCAAAACGAAGAAGAAAATACTATCACTATCTTTGCAGGGCACAGCAAAGAAAAGCTTTCAAATATCATCAGTGACTTTCCTGATAACTGCTACGTAAATAAACAGATAACAGGCTGTGGCGGTACAACATTAGTCCTTAGAAATGCTGTGAATTATGTTGTATTAGTACCATATATCAACTTACTCAAATCTAAAATAGCTGATAACCAAAACATCGTAGACCTGATCGGTGTGTATGGTGATACAGAATCAGAAGAAATTACAGAATATTTAGAAAATGGTAATGACCTTAAAAAGATTGTCTGTACTTTTGACTCACTTCCAAAACTATTGAGAACAAAAGGCTTCAACCCTAAAAACTTCAAACTATTGGTTGATGAAGCGCATACCTTAGTCAATCTAGGATCATTTAAAGCAGCGACTTGTGAATTTGTACTTCAAAACTACAGCAAGTTCGGATCATTCGTTTTCTTAACTGCTACACCAACAAAACGTGAATACTTTCCTGAAGCCCTGCTTAACGTACCTTTATGTACTATTGAATGGAATGACGTAAGACCTGTTAAATTTAACCTTCAAACTATTGAGCAAGGCGTAGGTTTAAACAATGCCCTTTTTGGGCTTTGCTATGATTACTTGCTAGGAAAAATTGAAGGTAATGCTCATATTTTCTACAACAGCGTTTCTGAAATTGCTTCAGTATTAGGCAAACTCAAAGAGGTTGTAGATAAAGAAACAGGTAAAAACTTATTCGATCCGAATGATATTCGTGTTGTATGTTCTAAATCAGGCGCAAACCAAAAAACCTTTAATAGCAGACTTGGTACTAAATGGGCTTCTATTGCAGACATCACAGATCCAGTTAGAAAGATTAACCTATATACAAGTACAGCTTTTGAAGGGGCTGATGTCCTAGACGAAGAAGGTCAAACATACATCATCATTAATGGTGTAAGAGATGCAACAAAAGTGGACTTCCATGTGCTAGTCCCTCAGATCGTTGGACGTATTCGTAACACAAAATACAACGAGCATATCAATCTATTAGTAGGTAACTTACCTGAAGCTGCAAGCTGCACTAAAGAGCAGTGGATGTCTACTGTAACTAAGCGTATTTCTGAAAGTAAGCAACGCCTTGAGTTCCTTAATAACCCACCTTCTAGTGTTCCTGAAGTTATTTTGAAAGGGGCTTTAAATGATGCAGAAGAAGATAAGTACACCTTTAAAAATGAACAAGGTGAGCTATATGTATCTGACGTTGCACTGAGAGCTGAATTACAAGCCTATGAAGCATTAGAAGCAACCTATGTGGTTCGAGTTGTTGAAGGTGCAGAAATTAGTGATGAAGGCTATTCAGCATCATTTAGATCATTGCTAACTGATGAATCAAAACACGTACCATTTGCTCACAAGCCGAAAGGTATCTCTAAATTCTTAACAGGACATAGCCAATGCTTCTTTGAAACGATGAAAGAATACTGTGAAGCGAGAGATGCGGAGGATGAAAAACTGTTTAAGCTAGTCGATGCTAAAGATGACTATTTCAAAACAGCATACGATACGCTCAAACATGAAACGATCCGTAAGCTAGAATACCGTAAACTGGCTATTGAACGTGCAATGAAGATTCATGATTCAAAAGATGAAAACAAGCTTGAAATACCGACTCTTCTAAATCTTAAAAAGGATCAGGTTTATTTAAGATCTGATATTAAGGTTAAGATTCAGGATGTTTACGATAAATTAGGTATTCCTGATAAAGCAAAAGCAACTGATATTATTAAGTGGTATCAAGTTAAAGATACTAGAGTTAATTCAAAACCTGCTTTCAAAATAGTTAAACCAATTTAAAATTTATTTTATCCTGTATTATCGGGCTGTTTTAAGGATTTTTCTACCACATTATAAAATGCTTGACAAGTTATTTTTAATATTTTATACTTCTCATTATCAAGAAAACAATAAAAACATAAGTGGGGCATAGTCAGCCCATATTAAAAACTTCACTGACTATAATCAAAAGAGAAAAACACTATTAAGTCTGCATCCAATCAGGATTATAGCGGACTCAAAACTATTCCATATAAAGGATAAATAATAATGACATCACTCGTATTAAATACTCAAAACTCTACACCATTCAGTAGTTCTAATAATACAGCTATTAAAATGACAAGCCAAGAAATTGCAGATCTAGTTCAACTTAGACATGACAATGTAAAGCGTACTATCGAAACTCTTGTAAATTCAGGTGTAATTGTCCAACCTCAAATTGAGGATGGGATTAGATCAGCAAATGGTATCGTCCCTAAACTCTATATTTTTGAAGGCGAACAAGGTAAGCGAGATACAACAATTATCGTTGCTCAACTGTCACCACAGTTCTTAGGTACTGTCGTTGATCGTTGGATGTACCTTGAAAAGCAACTTCTAGAAATGGTCAAACCTTCTTACATGATTGAAGATCCAATTGAACGTGCTAAGAAATGGATAGAAGAAGCTTCTGCTAAACAAGAAGTTGAAACTAAGTTGATTGAAGCTAATCAAGTAATTGAAGTTCAAGCTCCTAAAGCAGAAGTATTTGATGCTGTACTGGATAAGAGCCGTACCTACTCAATCAGAGAGTTTGCACAACGTACAGGCGTTCAAGAAAAAGAAGTCAAAGCTTGGTTAAAAGACAAACTTTGGATGACAGGTATAGATTCAAAATCATATCGTCCACTAGCAAGAGCGAATGTTGGTAACTACATGCGAATGGTTAGATCAGGCAAACCATTCACCACGCAATACGGTACAACTCGCTATAACGAATCAATCGTATTTACTCAAGAAGGCTTCAATGAAGCAGTTAGAAAAATGGTTAAGTCAGGGATGATGAAACCACTAGCTGAAGAAGCATAAGAACACAAACTAAAAACTAACCGATGGGGAAGTTATGAGCTTCCCTTTTTTATTAACTTGAAACAGGAATGAAATTAACTAAAACTGCATACAACAAATTAGTCAAAGCAAAGATATTACAAACAGGTTTATACAATGGTCGCTCAGTTGAAGAAGCTGAAGACGACAATGAATTACTGTATCACTTACAAGAGATTAAGCAGGATTATAAAAAAGGTGTGATCAGCTTGATTAATGCTGATGCTGAAATGGCATATAACTTCTTAAAATTTATTGATGATGACTATGAAGCAGATATTGATGACTTATACGGCTCTTACTCAGAAAATATGCAAGATATAAATGATCACTTTGGAAAACTATAATTATGTTTTCAACACTATTTACAGCTTATTTAATCTTTATTTATTTATCACTACTTCACCTAATAGATGTGAAGCTCGATGACAAACATAAAATTTCACTGCTACAGCTTATTGCCCTTAGATCTATTGGAGCTAAAGGCATTTACTACAAAGACTGATTATCCTTTACCCCCCTGTTTCCGCAATGGAGCAGGGATTTTTTTATTTTATAAAAATGTATTTTTTTAAATCAAGTTTCAATTCGAAGTGAGCTGTAGATATTTTTTTTAAACATTCTATTACTTGTTTCTTAACTTGTTCTTGTGCTGCTTTTTCTTCGATAGCAGAATGAACAATATCTATAAATTCGTTAGTCGCTTCCATATACCTAGTTAGTAGAATACTTGTCTTTTTACTCTCAGCTAGTAAAAGAAAATGAAATTTTTCTGAGCCGTTTTCATCAAGTTTTTTTATAAACTCTAAACAAGTTTTTAAGAACCTTGACGGATTTTGAGGATCCATAACAGTCAAAAACTGTGATTTATTTTGTACCTTTACATTCATATCTACTATGAGTTTCATTTCAGTATTTAGGAGTTCCCAAATAATTCTCGCATCTTTAGATATAACTTGGCGATTATGCTGATCTTTCCAAGACAGAAAACCAATAATTGCTACAATTGGTGTTAGTACATAAGCAGTTGTAGTAATTATTATATTCATACCTTCCATATCGAAAGCACAAGCTAATGACTTTCCCTGACAAACTGCCATATATTGAAAAAAACCACAGACTGCTAAAACTGCAACATAGACTAATAGGTACAAACCTACATACTTTTCTATTTCTTTATTCATACACACCACAAAACAATATAGTACATCATAATTTCCTTTAATTTGAGCAAAGAGTTATTCTATGAATTTATTTAACTTATCATTCAATTCATTTAAATTTTTTTTGAAATAATATTCATATTTTCGATGTCTTTTATATATTTGTGTAAGTGAATTTTGGTAGCTTTCCTTAGTATCATCTTCAGTTAAATTTAATCTTCTTATTTCATTACAACATCCACCAATATACTTATATGCTAATTCTATAACCTTATCAAAGTCGTTTTGGTATAAGCAATTTTTAGTATAATAATTTTCTCGATCTAATTTGCGCACATCTTTAAGAATATTTGTATCTTCCAGATAAGCATTAAAACTAGATATAATATAATCTCTCTCTAACCCCATTCTAAATACTTTCTTTTCATTTTCACCCTGATTCATCTCATAGAATGAACAGATCTTCAACCCGAAGCCAAATTCTATTTTATGTTTTAAATCATTTAATAAAGCTATTCTATTTTTTGAATTATTATACTTATCTTGTTGTTTCCAAGAATCTAAAGATGTGACAACAAAATATAGACCAATAATTGCTGTCCATACTGCTAAAAAATCTGCGTAAGGTGGAAATTCAAAGCACACATATTTATCACATAATTTGCTTACATATAATTCTACAAATGAGTATGCATAATAATAAGCAATGGTCAGAAAAACAGTCAGCCCTATAGATCCGTATATTTTATCTTCTAACTTCATACACCCCCCTAAAATCTAAGCCAACATCATACTCTAACCTGTTACAAATTAGTTGTTTAATTAACTGGTATCTATAAAATTATAAGAATATAATAGCTCTATTGTTAAAGGTAATTGAGCATAAGAATAATGATTGTATGTATAGCAAATCAGAAAGGTGGCGTAGGTAAAACAACCCTTGCAACGAACCTAGCTGTAGCTTTAAGCAAGAAAGGGGATACTGTTTTAGTTGATGCTGATGACCAACAATCTGCTGTTAAATGGTCAAAGCGTAGAACGGACAATCTAATTGATACCGAACATCATAAAGGCGATTTAAAGAAGATCCTACTTGATCTGCAAAAGAAATATAAATATGTGGTTCTAGATGTAGCAGGGCGTGATAGCGAAGAGTTCCGTAGTGCGCTTCAGGTAGCAGATAAGTTGATTGTACCGACTCAACCAAGCCAAGCAGACGTTGAAGTATTGCCATTCGTGTTGAAGATGTTTAATACCTTCCAAAAAGTAAATGAAAAACTTGAACCATTCCTTGTAGTCAATAAAGCCCCTTCAAATACTAAATCTACGGAAGTTACAGATTCAATCGAATTACTTCAGACATTACCTAAATTTAAGCTCTTAAACACGGTTATTCGTGATCGTAAGCAATTCCGAGATGCATCGGTACAAGGCTTATCAGTGCTTGAGATGGGTAGTTCTAAAGCAAAAGACGAATTTAACGAGTTCTTGGTGGAGATTCTATAATGAGCAAACACAAGCCAAAGATGAGTTGGGATGAAGAAGAAGTTATTGAAATCCAGGCTAACCCTGAAGTTACTTTGGTTGATGAAAACCTAAAAACTGAGTATTCACGCAACCTTTTACACAAGAATATTTATGAAAAAAATTCACTAGATCCTGTACTGAGGGATCGTTTGAATCTTGGAAAACATATTACTGTTCCTGCCTTTTACGAGGAAGAGCAGTTATTTAAAGCTGCTGCTAGTGCATCCATTGATGAAAAAGGTCGTCCATATTCATTGAATGACTTTATTCGTGTGGCTGTCGTAAAAGCTGCCTATGAAGTCTTGGGTGACAAAGCGAATGAAATTCTAGCTGATCAATACAATTTGGTGCGTACCGAAGCAACTACTGATGCAGAGCGTGATAGAGAACGTGCGAGACGCAAGCAAGAGAAGAATGCAGCAATACGTTCAGATGCAAACGAATACTCACGTAACCCGACTAAAACACGCAAAAGAAAAAGCCCTGAAGAATTGAAATCTAGAGGGCGTAAGTCGAATACCAAACCTGTTGTGGGTTAAGCAGCTTTAGCTTCCACAGGCTTATGAAGTTTTGTTAAGTACGCTTGAATGGATGTATCTTCGGACTTAACAACTTCGGTGTATTTGGTTTTGAGCGTATCGAGTGAATAACCACTTTTATTGTCTTTCATTGAAATACCAAGATCATAGAAACCTTGACTAACTTCCTGATCTGTTAGCCCTAAACCTTTAACCAAGTTGCCTACGAGTTTAGTTGTGATTTGTGGTTCAGCATTAAAGCGAGTCATAAGTTCTTCATATTCAGGTACAACCACAGACAAGGCACAAGCTAACTTTTCTTTAGGCTCAAGTCCTTGTGTACCAACTTGCTCATTCATCAAAGCAACCATATCAGCGTATACAGCTTTATTCCAAAGAGCAGCGAGTAGCAAAATACCCGACCAGGCTTTAAATGTCTCAACCTTCACTTTAGGCGCAATAGCTTTATGTTGTGCTTGAATTTCTGATACAAGTTGTTCAATACGTTCTTTATTTGCTTCAACCCATTCCTGTTGAGCCAAACGAACACGCAGGATGTTGATAGTTGACTCATTGTATGGCTCTTCACCGATTTGTTCAGTGCTGAACACGTTTTCAAGCTTTGCGATATTCAAATCATCATTATGAACATACTTCATAGCTTGAGTATGCACTACAAACTGACAGCCTTTTTTGACATTCTCATAACCTGAAACAGCACTATCACGTTTAACATTTTTAGGAACTGAGCAGATTGTCAAATACTTGCTGAGTAGCTGCTTTTCCTTAATCTCCTTACTTAAAACTGAGTCAGCTACAAAGTGTTTGAAACTCAATAAACCAAGTGTATTGGCAACATGGTATGCAAATGGTTCTGCACCTACACGTACATCCAAGCTGAATGTTCCTGTCCACTTGGCAAGACATGTCGCTTTAGCAGCAAGTGCAAGAAAGTGTTTAATTCGTGGATCTGAAATCGTTAATTGATTATCTAAAACAGCTAATGATTGCGTCATCTGTTCTGTAATAAAAGCATCTTGTTCAACCGTATCAATAAACGCTACAGGATCTTCGGAGTCATCGTTAGCAGCATCTTTTACAAGTGGCTGAGTGTTTGTATCAGTTACTTTTTTAACAGCTACAGTCGGCTCTACAGGGGCTTCAGAAGCATGTTCTTTGGCATCAACATTTAAGCTATTGGTTGCTTCATAGGTTTCAATTTGTTCTTGCATTTCCGCAGTACGAGTTTCTACAGGAATAGTTTTAAGAGCGTTGTAAGTTGCTTCGCTAATAATTTGAGTGTTTGTCATGGACGTTTCCTTATTAAAAAGTTGAATGTTAGTAGTTACGTCCTAGCTAGAGACTTCAGCAAGTGAGCTGATGGAATGCACTATAATTTGGTTTTTTCTTATATGCAAGGAATTTCCAACAATTTAAAGTTATTTCTTTAGTATTTGGTTTTTGTTATAATTCAACAAACTACTGAAGGTTAAGTAAATGAACTTTGAAGACAACACAAAAATTGACTATGTAACTTCGTTAAGTGCTATTTCAGGATTTATGCTTTACAACATAAGAAAAGAGATGGGGCTAGGTCAGGCTGATATGGGGAAATTATTCAACATGAGCCATGCAACATATAGAAGTATAGAAAGAGGTGAAACTGCTATTAATGTAGATTTTATATTTATGTTGTGCAGTATTATTGAATGCAAATTTTCAGATTATTTTGCACTGGTCGAAGAAATAGCTGAATT